TTGAGCATGTCGTGCCCGATAACACGAATTGGGACGTATATTGTGGGGATTGTTGATGAAATGAGGTAAAAAACGTTTAGAAATGTATTAAAAAATGTATTTGTCTGTTTTATATCGTTCTGTAAATGTGTGTAAAAATTGTTTATACTGTTCTGAAATGTGCTGTTGAGTTGTGATCTTAGCGAGCGTAACATAGAGAGCGGTTCTTGTCAACTACCACCATCACAGTTTTTCACAGTTCCCTCACAGTTTTATGCGCCGAAACTGTTGACAACAGACACAGAGGTGTTATATAATAAAGGGGAACAATTCAAAGGACCTCATGAACACCTGCGGCGGGCAAATGCAGCGAATTCGTGTCACTCTCGATTTTGAAGTTTACCAGGACTTCGATGCACGTCAGATTGATTATGAGACGCTATTTGATATCGACGGACAAGAGTCATTGACAGTAACTGTGGAGGAACTGCATGACACTAAGGTCGATAGCTATTGGGAGCACGCTTATAGTGAGGCGAACCTATTTGACAGGTGATTTGTGACAGTCTGTGAGGACAGTTATGGGGCGTTTGTTATACCCGCGCCCCGGCGCGATGCCGTATATAAAAATAGCTAACTACCCTAACCTACAGAGGTGACAATTCGCGTTCTAAATATAGCACGGTAAAAAAATTTCCGTGTATATAAAACGCCTCTGAGGGTTTGATGGAAGAAAAAAATTTCGCCGGCTATACTGTTGATATAACCGGTTTAGATGAAGATCTCTTTGTTGAATCGCGCCCATGGGGGTGGTTTGAGACACTTCATGATGAAGAAACATATAAGGTAAAAAGATTGTTTGTAAGACCTCATCAGAGGATCTCTTTACAGTATCATAATAACCGTGAAGAGTACTGGACAATTGTGTCAGGAAGTGGTAAAGTAGAGATTCGGAATCCTTCATTAAGTACTTCTGAACTTACCAATGCAACTGTCGGTAAATGCTTCCATATTCCTAGGGGACATCATCACAGATTGTCGGGTGGTAAAGAAGGTATAACTATAGTGGAGGTACAGATTGGTATCTGTTCCGAAGATGATATCGTGAGGCTCAAGGATGACTACAAAAGAGTATAAGTATCACATCTATGCAAAGGGTGAGTGCTTATATCATAACCTTTCTGAGAAACAATTTAATAAGACATGGGAAACCCTCAAAGGAATGGTTGGTCTAATGAAGACTGATTATGAACTTGGGGATTTGTCATTTGAGAAAGTAAACGGTGATATTCCATGGCAATTTGAAGATCATTCCTGTTGACAAATAACCTATATACCTGGTATCATGTAGTTGATGAGTTAATTCATTCATGGCAAAAGGTTTTACTGTAAAGGCAGCAAGTCCCCGAAAAAAAGAAGCAGAGTGGGACATTGCTGCTATTAAAGAACGTATGAAAGGTAAGAAGATTGTCTTCTGTCTTCCGGGACGAGGATGTTCTTTTATCTTCCTCAAGAATTTTGTACAACTCTGTTTTGACATGGTTCAAAACGGTATGAGTATTCAGATCTCTCAAGATTACTCATCCATGGTTAACTTTGCACGTTGTAAGGTACTTGGTGCAAATGTTCTCCGTGGTCCTGATCAGATTCCCTGGGATGGTAAGCTTGAGTATGACTATCAACTGTGGATTGATAGTGACATTGTTTTCAACACAGATAAGTTCTGGCAACTGTGTGATCTTGCAGTCCCTGCAGAAGGTGAAGAGAAAGAGATCACTGCTGGTTGGTATGCCACAGAAGATGGTCAGACAACCTCTGTTGCACACTGGTTGGAAGAAGATGACTTCCGTAAGAATGGTGGCGTGATGAATCACGAAACCGTCGAATCGATTGCAAAGCGTAGAAAGCCTTTCACGGTTGACTACACAGGTTTCGGATGGGTTCTGATTAAGAACGGAGTCTTTGAAGATCCTAAGATCAAGTATCCTTGGTTTGCTCCGAAGATGCAGCAGTTTGAATCAGGTGCTGTGCAGGACATGTGCGGTGAAGACGTTTCATTCTGTCTCGATGCAATCGATGCAGGTTACGAAATCTGGTGCGACCCTCGCATTCGTGTTGGTCACGAAAAGACCAGGGTTATCTGATGCTGAAGCAATACCCCTACGAAGTTACCTACAAACTGGCATCGACAGGTAACAAGCGTTTTAAGAAAAGAGTCGAAGCCTCTCATCAGGCAGAGGCAAAGAAACTCTTTGAGGCATCGATGCCTGCTGCTACAATCATTTACACAACTCCTCTTCCTCAGAACAAATAATGGCAAAACTGAAGTCTTCTCTGACTGGCAAAACGATGATCGAATCTCGGCCGAAGAAAACTCGGCAGGGAGACGGGCAGCACACCAAATATGCTGCCAGCTCGCGTAACTCGGCTAAGAAACGTTACCGTGGACAAGGTAAGTGACACAACTTCATAGTCTTTTTTCTACACCAATTATAGAAGAGAGACTTGACTATTCTGTTGAGCAAATAGAAGCACTATGTCAACAAGAACGCTCTAAAAATCCAACAGGAATTACTAAGTCAAATCTTGGAGGATGGCAATCAGATAATATCAATTATCCTGATTCGCCATTCTTTTTTCTTTCTGACATAGAAAGGATATGTCAAGAGTTTTCTACTCATATATTGAAATTTAATAAATCTGTTGTTATGAGTAATGCATGGATTAATATTAATTCAAAACATAGTTCAAACCAAACACATACCCATCCACACTGTCTTCTTTCAGGAGTTTATTACATAAAGATCCCAGAAAAATGCGGTAGCATAGAATTCCAACATCCTGCTATTGATATGATGTCAAGAGATTGGCCACTGCAGTGTAATGAGTATAACCCCCTTAATTCTCTTACGTGGTGGTTACCTCCAAAAGAAGGAACTTTATATATTTTTCCTTCCTGGATAAAGCATATGGTTAATCCTAATATGAGTGATGAAGAACGTATTTCTATATCATTCAATGTTTGGTAAATAAGTAAAACAATGTTAACTTATCATGGCAGCACTTATTTGTAACCTCCCCTCGGTTGAGGTATGGGTGAGAAAAGAATACTTGACTGATCATCAGTCTGGTCATGGTGAATTTGTAAAGGGCGTCTGGGTGTCGTGTAAGTCGATACCTGGGCGCACTTTTTATTTTGAGACATACTTACCAGAGTATGCTGCTATGTACGATAAACTGCCCATCAGTGCGTTTGTAAGCGCCCCTGAGACGCCTAGTCCTGATATGGACCTACCTAACCTACAATTCTGGAATTGCATGGATTACGGCGTTGTGGCTGTCACTAAGCAGTTTATCCTAACAATAGAATGCGTATCTATGACAACAGTTTGACACCTGTTGAACCTAAAATGCCTGATTTTAAGGTTTCGACTCAATATTATCAAGTTGAAAATGGTTTTGAACGTCTTGGAATGGGACGTGAAGATGAATATTTTTGGAAAACGTCAAAAGAACGTAAAATTGAGGAAGAAAAAGCAGAAGATATGTACAAATCACAGGAAGATCGTCCAATCGACCCCTAATCAAAAGAAAATGAACGACTTTTTAGACAATTTAGCTAACGATCAGCACCAAAGAATGCTCAGAGAGATCTCAAATGATGATCTGACACCTAAAAAACACGATTTTCAAGTTCAAAAAGAACTTCATGAGAAAATTCGCAATGATGATGACTATGATGACTGGGAATATGGCACAGAACCCATTCCTCTGACTGAATTTTGATTGGATTCCCTCATAAATAACTTATAATCGCTGTATTTTTGTGCCTCTAGAGCGGGTTTCTCGTAGTTTTAAAGACATTTCTCTTGGTTTTCGGGCACATCCCATCACCAGAGACTTGATTCCTCTCAAAAATGAGAACGCGATTGCTCGCTCTGTCAAAAACTTGGTGTTGACCAACCTTCAAGAGCGTCCATTTGATCCGGTTTTGGGTTCTAGGATCACAAAATCTCTGTTTGAGTTAATGGACGTTGGTTCGGCAACAGTTATTGCTGATGAAATTCGTAATACTATCGATAATTACGAGCCTAGAGTTCGTTTGTTGAATGTTGAAGTAACTCCTTATTATGATGCTAATGCATATGACGTAACTATTGCTTATGAAATCGTTGGAATTGACGTTGTTGCTCAGCAAATCAACTTTTTATTAGAATCGCTTAGATAAATGCCACTCACTCAATTCCAAAACTTAGATTTTGAACAAATCAAGACTCAGATAAAGGATTATTTGAGGGCGAATAGCAATTTCACTGATTTTGACTTTGAAGGGTCAAACATGTCGATCCTTATCGACACTTTAGCATATAATTCTTACATTACTGCTTACAATAGCAACATGGTTGCTAATGAAGTATTCATTGATAGTGCAACTTTAAGAGAAAACGTAGCCGCACTTGCAAGAAACGTTGGTTATATCCCTAGATCCAAAAAATCAGCAAAAGCAACTGTAAGTTTCTTCGTTGACACCTCTACATTCAACGTAACGCCTCTTACACTGACTTTGAAAGCAGGAATCGTCGCAGTTTCCGATGCTTTTGGTGGAGACAATTATAGTTTTGCAATTATGAATGATATCACCGTTCCGGTGGTTGATGATATTGCAGAATTTGATGGAATTGACATTTACGAAGGTTCATATCTCACAAATACATTTACATATAGAGAAACTGGTGGAGACGTTCCTACAGAACGGTTCATTTTGCCAAACGATGGCATTGATACGTCAACCATTAAAGTATCAGTATCACCAAACTCGTCTTCAACCAATTTGAAGACTGTTTATAAGTTGACCGACAACATTATTAACGTAACTAACACGTCTCTCATCTTTTTACTTCAAGAAGTTGCTGATGAGAAGTATGAAGTCATTTTTGGTGATGGAAAGTTTGGCAAAAAACTCGAAGACGGTAATTTTGTCACTGTAAACTACATCACGACAAATGGAAAGGATGCAAACGGCACAAACTCCTTTACATTCACTGGAACTATT